TACAAGGTATTGAACATCAAAATTATAAACACCTGGTACTATGTTTGTATTTTCATCTATTGGTAAATTTCCAATAGTATCTATGTTTAGACTTCCACCTTCTTTGAGTGTTGTTAATAATGACATTTATGCACCCATTACTAAAAATGGGTGTACATCTGCAGGTGTTGCTATTTGTTTTGTTTTAACTTTTTTTACTGCAGTTGCATCACTATCGTACAATAAAACTAAATCGTTTTCTCCATCAACTGTAATAGCTGTACCATCTGTAGCACCATTAATGTCTACTTCTGATGCAGGTAAGTTAGTTAATGTATTTGTAGAACCACTAATACTTTTATTTGTAAAAGTTATAACACCATCAGCAGTTACACCTGCATCAATTCTATCGTGTACATCTTCAAACATTTCTTTGACAACTGCCATACGAACAACAGTTCCTTCAGAATGGTTAGGTGCAGTAGAAGCATCACCAGGTGTTCCATACCTACCTTCTTTATCTCTAACTATTGTTGTTAAGCTAGTTCCTGTAGCTGCTGTAACTTCTATAACTTCTCTCGAACCTGCACTATCAGGGTCTACTACTAAATAATAAGGTGTACTAATTGCTGATGTACCATTACTTGTTGGTGCTGCTGTTAGTGTTGCTACTATAACATTAGTAGGTAAACCACCACCACCATTGGCTAATGTACTTTCATAAAAATTTGAAAACTTTACTTCTTGGTTTGCCATTTATCTCCTATGCACCAAATCTTACAAATCCTAGTGCGTTAATACCAAACACATGAACACTTGTCACATCTGTGATAGTTGGTTGTCTAGTACCACGCACAGTTATTATAGCATACTGTGTTACGCTTCCTCTTTCAACATTAGAATTTATTGGATAACTAATTCTTTCTACTACACCTCTAATAATTTCTGCAGGGTCAAATAATTCTAAGGTAACACTATCACCTTCTTTTGCACGAAGTGTATTGTACAATGTATCTCCAAGACCTTTAACCTTTATTGGTTTTCTACCTGGTCTTTCTACTCTATCAGATATGTTTATAGGTATTTGTGCAACGACAAGTTCTGGTCTAGCTAATGCACGAAACTGTACTGATTTAAGTTTAGGTGTATTTAAACCATTTGATGATTTTAAAACAACTTTACCTATAATGTATCTAGCAATCTCTGCTATTTGTTTTTCTTCATCACCAACACCAGTAGCTTGTGTAAATGCCAACTGATAAGAACTATCATCAGGATTATCTAATGCTTCAAACTTTGTTGAGTAATATAATTCTATACTTGTATTACTAGGCATAGTAAATGTAGATATTTCTGCACCTACAAATTGTTTATGTTCTGCTGTATAAAAATCTGCAGCAGACATCAATATATATCCTTCACTTTCGTATGTAGATGTTTCTTTATATACATCAGAATTTGCAACAGATATAACAAACTTTCCATCTCCTTGTGTAATTCCCATAACTAATCCATTACCAGATGTTTGTAAATCTCTTGCAAGTCCTGCAGTAGGTAGGTAATATCTCCATAAGTTAGTATCATTTGTTCCTTCATTGACACCCATATACACACTATCTCTTGATACAAACATAGAGTGTGGTGTAGTATCAAATCCAGTTTCTACCCATTCTTTTACTAACTGTCTGTTAGCTAATACATATAAGTTATCTGCAACTGTTAAGTCTGCACGATATAATCTACCAACAGTTCTTGATGTTTCTTGTGTTCCTAAGAATACAATTCCCTCTGTAGCTGCCATAGAATGTATCTGTTCAAAAGGTATGTGTGTCTGTCCTTGTAGTGTTAATGTTCCTGATACATCTTTAAGTGAATAAACATTTTCATTTGTGCTACCTGCAAGTACAACTGCACCTGCATCAACAACAGAAGTAAATTCGTGTGTAGGTTCTACAGTAATTATTGCATCAACAGTAGCAAATGCAGATGCCCAACTGTCTGCAAATGGGTCACCTTCCCATAAGTATTCTGCATCTCCATCATTAGCTGTAACAATTAATCTATCTTTTACAAACCAAACACCTGTAAATATTCCACCAGTAAAACCTGTATTATGTACTGACCAACCATGACCACCTGGTTCATAGTGTACAAACTGTTTATTAGTTGTTCCTTCAGTTCCAGTAGTTACATAAATTGTATTTCCAAAAGCAGCAATACCTGTAATAGCATAAAGTATTCCAGTAGATGTCATAGCTGACCAGTTATCTCCATCATCTGTACTTTCATAAATAGTTGTACCATCAGCTACATAAATATTCCCATTAGTAGTTCTAGCCATATAGTTATTATCTGAACTAAAGCTAATACTTTCTGCTGCAGTTGTGTATAACAAATGAGTGTGATAAGAAGTTTCATCATCACCATGAAATACATCTACACCTTTGCTATCAAAAAATCTTGTTGTATCTTTAGGAGTACCATTAGCCCTATGTGCTGTATCTAATCCTTGTCCACCTGCAAAGTTATTTCTTGAATAGATACGACCTAAGTTAGATGTAAAATCTTCTGGGTTTTGTTTAACATTAATCTGTTGTTCTTGTACATCAGATGATTGTATCTGCATCTCTCTACCAGGACCAACAGCAGAACGAAGTAGTATGTTATCAATTCGTACATCATATCCATATCTTTTAGGATTGTTTATGTTAGAAGTGGTAGCTACTCTAGGCATTATTGCACTCCAGAGTTAACACCATTTATCTCTACTGCTTCTGGATATTTCGCTCTTAAATATTTTCTAGCTTGTGTTATTAGTAACTGTTGATATTGAAGTAATGAGTTTCTAATACTGTTAGATGAACCTACAGGATAAACTTGTGCTGCCATCTGGTCTGTTATGTAATCAGTTGTAGCAGCAGGTATATCTCTACCTGACATCATATGTGCAGCAACACCTGCCATTATGATTGGTTCATATTCATCTTCTAAACCTACTGTTGCTAGTGTTGTAGCTTCACTCGTAGGTTCTACAAATTTCTTTTTAAAAGTTATATAACAAGTATGACCTTGGTCAATGCTATAAAACTGTAAAGCATTAACTTGGTTAGGTCCTGTAGTGTAGGTTATTGTTCTCTCTGTTCCATCACTATCTGTATAAGTAAATGGATTAGGTAGTTGTATCATTTGTACAGACACAGGTTGAAATATAACACCTGTCTGGTCTGAACCACTACTAAAGTCTGTGTATTGTGATATCGCTTTTAAAACAGAAACTAAATAGTTATGGGTTCCTGGTGCATCATAGCTACCAAGCAGTACATATCCAGAACCACTTGTAACATTGACAGTTTCTACTGCGAATAGAGTAGGAAATAAATTTTTAATCTGGTCAACTACAGCATCAAATACATTCTTGCGAGGAAAAGGAGGTGCAATTTTAATTAAATCTCCTATGCTATGACTTGCTGCAGTAGTACCTCTAACACCTCTAGTAACTGTAACTGTGTTAGTAACTGCATTAAGGTCACGACATATCATAAGCTCTTGACCTATTTCTATAATTGTACCTGCATCTAAAGCATCTTCTTCTTCAACAGACAATAAGTCACCATTAAATACTATTTCTGTGTCTGTATCGTTTATAGCAGTTGTTAGTGTTGTATAACTAACAATGTCATCCATAGGTTCAAGATATTCTCTAAAGGTCCTATCTACTAGGTCACCAATCGTTGTACTCATTGGCTCTCCTAACTATGTCTTAGATGAACTATTATGCTTCTATCTGCTGCTTCTGTTCCATCAGATGTAATTCTTAGATATCCATTACTAGCAAAAGCCCAACCACTAGGGTCAACTCTTACTGCATCTCCTGCTGAAATTGTATATGATACATCAGTTCCATCTGTTTCTTTGACATCTGCCCAGTTTTGATTGTCTAATGAGAAATCAAATGTAACAGCAGTACCTGTCATAGTTGCAGGGAATTGAATACCACAAAGCAACATTCCATCAAGTTTAAAACCTACAGAATTACTTGCATCTTCTGAAACATCTATAAGTGCTTGTTTTGAAATAATCATACTTTCCTTACTATAGCACAAGAAAAGGGTGGAGGTGGAGTTCCACCCTAATCTTGAAAATTATGTAGCTTAGGCTACATCTGAAATTTCACAATGATATGAAGGAGGACCAAATTCAAATCCCATCTCCATATAAATTGCTTTACCAATTCTAGCATTGGCATCTTGGTCTAAGTCACGAACAAACACAGTACCAAATCCTGGGATATTGGTAAATACTGGTTGTACATAAGCTAAGTCAAGAATGAATGCTTTGTTGGCAGGTAAGACATCAGGGTCAATAACCATCATTCCGATTGAACCGAATGGGGTTACAACTGTGTCAATATCAATACCTGCGATACTTCTATCTCTAGGTATGATTGCACCTGTAATTCCAACATTACCTGCAAGTAGTTCTTTGTTTAATGCAAGAACTTGTGCAGGAGAAACGCAGAGAACTGGTTGCTTTAATGGTGCGTGTGCATCATAAAGTCGTTTCATAGCACCTGCGATAGCATCCCAATTTAATACTTGGTCAGTACCTGTACCATCACCAACTGTATCGTTGTAATATATATTACCTCCGAGTGGGTTAGCTGATGCAGCTACAGCGTTAGAAGCATTAGCATTTAGCTCTACCCATTCTGCAATACCTCTCATCTCTCTTGTTCCTGAACCAGGTGTTACATTAGCACCATCTGCGAATGTACCATTGAATGCAAACCATTCAACTTCTCTAGCTACTTTTTCCAATGCTTTTTCTAATTGCAAAGCAAATTCATCATTTACTGGGTTACCACCAAATAGTCCTAGTTTATCTGCTGCTGTTGTTGTTCCATCTCCATCAGATGAATTAACAATGTTTGCTGATAAATCAAAAGGATTTTGGTTACCTGTTGATGCTAAAGCTGTGTAGGTCATTTGTACACCTTTATGGAAAATTTGAGTTACATATGTATATGCTGCTCTATCTCTTCCAAGATATTCTGTAGGTGTTGAACCTTCTTGTCCTTTAGTTGGTTCTGAATTGATAATTGCATTATCTTCTACTTGGATTTGCCAAAATGTAGAGTTTAATACTTTACCACCATTCAAACCACCAACTGCAGACATTAAAGGTGTTCTTTGACCACCAACTTTAAACAATTCACCAGTAAAGTTATTAATGTTTTGTGCATAAATCGTATTATTAGTTAACGATATGTCTGCCATAATTTTCTTCTCCTATAAATTATTTAAATTGTCTTATACTTTTAGAAGAAGTTTAAAAAACTAACTGTTCTTTTTTGCTTCTTCCATAACAGAAAGTTTGGCAGCTATTGATTGTCTTGTACTTCCAGTTTTTTCTATTTCTTTTACTTGTGAAATAGCATCTGTGTTGTACAAATCTACAACTGAATTTTTTTGAATATTACTTAGGCGTTCTTGACTTTGTTCGCTAGTTGTTACACTATCTTGTAATCTGTCTTGTTGCCCAAATTCAACTCCAAATTCTTCAGTAGCATATTGTTGTATGTTATCTACAGTAAGTTCACCTTCAAACATCATTTCAATAGCTTTTCCGACACCTTTTGAAGTATCAAGTCCTGCTTCGCTAAAAACAGTTTTTCTTTCTTTAGCTTCATATTCTGCGATTTTACCTTCGTAGAGTTCGAGTTTTTCTCTCATCTCTTTCCAGTTCTTATCACCTGTGTCAGAGTTGTTTAGTTCTTCTGTCATTATTTAATTGTCCTTACTTCATACGATATTTTTACAAGAGGCGTATGAGTTACCTCTGCATTTTTTCTTTACACTACTGTTTTTATTTGACAGGTCTTGTCAGTAGGCATCAAGACCGATTACAAAATCTAGGTCTAGTTTTTATTTCGGACCTTAGTACAAAATAGCTAAGTTTATTATATCATATTAAAAGTAAATGCAAGTTGTTTAAACAAGTAGTTTAGAGTTCGGTTAAACCTGTAACTTCTCCAGTTTGTGTTGTAGCAGCACCTACTTCAAATGATGACATTGATGCTCTTCTTGCTTGTAAGTTTCTAATAGTAGCTAAAGCATCTGGGTCTAATCCTGCAACACCTCTAGCAATAGCAGTTGTTGTCATACCAGATAATCCAGGAGATATAGCAGCTACTTCTCCATAAATCTCTCTTGCTCTTTCTTGTGATATACCTGCTTGTGCGAATGCGATTGCACCTTCTTTGCTTAATGATGCACCTGCTGTTTCTGCTTCAGCGATAATAGTGCTAACAAGTATGTTTTGTGATAATACATTTTCTGCAATATCTGGAGATATAAACATAGCAAACAATGCTTCATCTGATAAATCCATTCCATACTCTCTAAGATATACTTCTTTAACAGCAGGAATATTGTTTATTATCTCGCTATATCCATACTCTAATCTACTAACAAACTCTTTAGCACTAACATCTCCTGCAATAGCGCTAGTAATATCTTCTTCAAATATCTCTGGGTTTAAGTTGTATGACCTTAGTGCATCTTTCATTACATCTTTTGTTTCGTAATATTCACTCTCTGTCATACGAAGAGTTCCATCTTCTCTTGCAATACCTGGAAATGTTTTCTTATAATCTTCTGATGCTCGTAAGTTAGCTAATGCAATATCAATACTTCCTGTATCAATATATCCACCTTCTCCATCAATAAGTATCTTTAACAATCCATCTGTTAACCATGGGTATAAGTTTTTTAAATCTCTTTCTGTAGGTACATATTCTTTTTCTTGTTCATCAAATTGTGCATCAACAGTTGGTGCATTGTATAAACCTAAGCCACTAGATTGTCTAAGAAATTCATTAATAAGATTTTGTGTTCTGTTTTCTGCTCTATAAAGTTCTAGTTGTGCATCTGTAAGTTCATCACCAGTTGGTGTTGGTGCGCCTTCTCCAGTTTCTAACCCTACTGGAGTAGCACTATAATTATCATTATCAATAAGATATGTAGCATATTGTTCTGCATTATCAAAACCTTTACTTTGTGCAAAGCTATCTGTTATCTCTTGACCTTGTGGTGTATCTGCTCTCCAAATTGTTACTGCCATTAAAATACTCCTGACACTGCTTGTGGAACTCTAGCTAACATTCCCTCTATTATTGCATTCTTAACTCCTGGCGCATCTCTGTATTGTTTTCTAATTAACTTATCAAACTCTTGATAGTCGCCATTAGATTGAATAATTAAATCATTAACGATACCTTTTTGTTTTGTAGTAAGGTCTACAATTTGATTTCCTGAAGTTCCATTTATAATCTTTGATGCTCTGTTTGAATAGTAATTATTCCAAGTGCTGTACTTAGAACCTTTAAATGCAGGAAACATATTGTCGTGTAATGATTGCAATTCTGTATTAACCATATCTGTTTGTCCATTGTTTATCATTCCTGCATAGCGTAATAGCGTTCCATCATCCATAAATCCTGCTACTGCTTCACTTCCTAAATAACTTTTAATTAAAGATTGTGCAGTTGATTTACCTTGTACTGTTTCAAACTGATTAATGTATTGTCTTAGTTCTGGTGGCAATACTTGTTCTCCACCTGCAATAGTTAAGAATGTATTATCTCCTATGTAGTCAATATACAAATCTACTTCTTCTGGTGTATATGCTTGTGAGGCAACACCAAATGCAAGTGTTGATGTCAAACTTGTAATATCACCTTTAAATCCTTGTCCATAAATCTTTGCTCGTATTGAAGATATATTGTTTGCTACTTTTTCTTGGAAGGCATCATTGTCTGCATAGAACTCTGCCATAAAGTTTCTTTGCCCTTCAGTTGACATATTGTACCAAGCTGTATCTTTCAAATCATCTACAGATATTGGCTGTCCAGTAAGAGTTGCTGCTAAGAATGCTGTCTGTACATCTCTATCTAATATCCAAGCCATACCTTCTTCTTTACCTTTAGCATCTAACTTGGCTTCCATTGTGTCCATAACACTTCGATACTCTACTGCTTCTTGACCTGGTTCTAGTGTTGGTATCTCTGATACTAATAAATCTTCGTGACCTCTAAATACATAACCATATAAACTAGCAAACTCTTCTTCATTTTCTAGTTTTTTAATAACACTAGGGTCTTTAACAAAATTCATACTGTCTACTTTTGCGAGTATAGGAAAGTCACCTAAACTCTCTGTGTCAAAATACACAGCATAAACAACGCCATCTAATTCTATAATGGCATCAGGCTGAAATTGAAATTGGTCTGTTAACATTATCTACTAAATGAGTATAGTGTATTATCATCTTCTAAGTCGACTTTTATTGCATCTAACAATAAGTCGTAGGTAGGCTTTGTTATCTTATAAGCAATAGAATACTTATCTGATATTTCTCCAAAGTTATCCCAAAAACCCTCTGATGTTGTTTCTGCTTTGTAAACTGAATTAATTGCATCTGCTAATAGTAGAGATGTTTCATACGCTGCGTAGGCAAGTGCAGCAGGTCCAGTAGCAGCAGACATACCTATTCTCGGTAATGCTCTTTTAATTACTTGCTGTATTACTTGGTCACCAACATCAAATTTTTCTAACACACTTAATACCTTGCTAAATATACGAGGATTTTTATTTATAATTTCTTTAGACTTATTTAAACTATCTAATCCATCTGACTTAATTATTGCATCTTCTACTTCATCTACTACATTTGTAGGTACATCATCTACAAAATTTGCCATTTTTTTAATACGAAATTCTACTTGGTCTTGTGCTACATCATCTTTGTAAAATACACCTGCATTTTTTTGTAGATAATCGTAAGCAGTTTTAGCATCTGCACCTTCGTATGTAAATATATTAATATCATTTTTACCACCAAGTTTTAGTATATTTAAAGTAGTTGCTCTAACTAAACCTTCAGGTGATTGTATATATAATTCTTCAGGTGCATTCATTAATATTTCACCTAATCTAGTTGTTGGTCTAGCGTGTAACAAACCATCTATTTCTAAAGTAGCTACAGGTATAGGATTATTAACATCTATAACACTAAATGCTTTACCTAAATCTTTTTCAGGTACTTTTAAATCTTGTCTTTGCACTTCTTCAGAATAAAGTACATCATAAAACAATCTATCATAGTTACCTTGTTCAGATGGTGTTATCTCTCGACCTGATAAACTTTTATTAAAGTATTCTAGTATTGTATTTACTGTGTATCTTCTTCCTTTATCTGTTATAGAATTTACTATATTTCTTATAGTTCTATCATTATCAAAAAAACTACCTTTAAGCATAAATGGATTACCTGATATATATTCTCTTAATACTCGGCTGTTAAACAAATTATTTTTTTGACCTTTAATCAAACGAACTGTGGCTGCATTTGGTTTGACAATATAAGATATACTACCTACATCTTCAATATCATTGGTGTATGCAATAACATCATACTCACCAAATAACAATTCTTGTATTTCATTTTTTGATAAACCAGGAGATATTTCAAGTCTATTATTACCTATAGTTATTGCATCTATATCTTGATAAACTGTGCTTGATGTAGGTTGATTAAATCCCTTTTCGACTATGTCTTGTAGTGCATCTGCAGTTAAGCGTACTTCTTTTCCTCTTTGTTCTACTACAATAGGTTGGTCTAAACTTAATATTTTTGTATCTTTAGGAATTGTTACTTCATATAAACTATAACCCTTTGCAAAGTCAAATTCTCCACCAGGCGATATAGGCATCCTACTCATAACATCATCAATATCTGCAGCATCCTGCATTCTTATTTCACCAACTAATTCTGCTACAGTACCTTCTGATGAATATCCTGTTGTGTCAAAACCTTCACTGTATTCACCCCATCCTCTTCCATCTAAATAACCTTCCTCATCAAACAATGCAATTCTTAACTCTTCATTATCAGCATCCCAAGTTATTTCTGCACTCAATGTTGAACTATTGTTAGAAGTACCAAAATCTGCTGTAACACTTATTTCATTACTTTCACCAAGAGTAAAATTTTCTAATTCACCATTAATTAACTCGTTTAATTCATTAAATGTTTCTCCTAACATTTCATACATATGCTTTCCTTCATATTTAAAAGAGGCTCTATCTAATGCAGCTTGATATGTACCAGTGTGAAAATTAATATCTGGTGGTAGTTCACCTTGACTATTAGGTCTTGAATGGTAGGTAACTATGTCATCATCTAATTGTGAAACACCTTCTTGTTCAGTAGCAGTAAGATACCCTTTACCATATTTACCTATAGGTTCTTCATACTTATTTAACTTTTTTATAACAGGGTCTATATCTTGAAAATCAGGTCTTTGTGGATATCGTAATGTTTCTGCTAATACTTCTCCTATAGTCATTCCTTCATAGCCAGGTCTATATATTCTTTCTACCTGTACTGAACCTTCAGTTGATAAACCCACTATTTCATTTAATCTATTAATTACTGCACCTGATACATATGGTGGAAAGTTTATGTCAATTTGAAATGCTCTATGTGCATCATCTAAAGAAGTAAGCAAACTTATAGGTTCAGGTGAGTTTCTAACTAATATATCTATATCAACCAGACCTGTTTCTATTATTTCTTTCGTAAACATTTCTCTAAATTGTGTTCTAATACCTGTACCTCTATCAAAATAAGTTGGTCTGTCGTATGCAAAGTTACCTACAAATCCACCTTTACCTTTTAAATACGAATTACTTTGGTCTGTAAAATCTTGTAAAAAAGAAACTATTTTGTCTTTTAGAAATTCTTTTTCTTTACCTGTGTATTGACTTAATAAAACTTTTTGATGTTGTGCATCATCTAAAGCAAAAAATTCAAACTTCTTTGCTAACATTTTCATTTCTACTTTGTCCATATTTTCAGAAAGTTCATCTAAACTATCGTGCAAAGCTACAGCAACATTAACTGCAGGTCGCATACCTTCTGTTCCAGGAACAGCAGCGTACATACCACCTAATTCCACTGTGTATAATTCTTGTATTAATGGTTCTAGTGCATCAATTAACTTTTCGTTGTCTAATATTTTGATGTCATTTATTTTTAATCGAGTAATTTGTGCAAATGTGTGAAGGTCATCATATAGTTTTACAACTTGTTTTCTATCTAAGACATCAGTACCTTGAATATTTCCTGGTATTTCAAATCCTAAATCAAAATTATCATCTAATACTTCTAATAATGGTTTAAGTTTATTTCTGTAAAAAGATGCAATATCACTATCAGCGTGATGTATCATATCGTAAGATGTAGTTCCTAATTCTATATCTTCTGACAAATATATTGACAACAGATTTTGTAAATGTTCAGTTACCCTAGATAAAGGTAGTTTATTAAAATGTCGTGGTTGTATATTGTCTTGAACAGTGCTAAATAACACTTCTGTATGTGTTTGAAAAGATGTTGAGTTATTTTGAAATAAATTAAAAAATACAGCTTTTCTTAATTCTTCTAGTGATGATATCTCTTCGTTAGGAAATGATGATAATAAATCTTCTAATAAGGAATTGTGTAAATCCCATAATTTTTTTTGATTTTCTAATGAGTAACCTGACACAGTTACCTCAATGTACTAACAGCTTTTTTAACAGCCTCACTAATTTCTTTATCTAATTTATCTAAAGCATCTTTATCTTTATTCAATGCTACAAAATTAATACTATTATTATTCTTTTTCATTTGGATTAAATGCACCTTCTCTGCCTATTTCTCTTAGTCTGTCAATAATCTCTCTAAGTGATGGTCCTTTTTCTGCTGTTTCCATATTATCTTGCACACCTTCAACAACCTTTTTACCAAACTCTACAGGTCCTCTAGCAGCACTACCAAGAAAATCTTTTGTTCCCTCTGTTACTGCCTCTCCAACCTTAGTTAGTTCTTTAAGCAAGGAATAATAGCTTCTAGCAGGTTGTTTAAACAAGTCCTGTTTACCCTGTGTTTGTGGTCTTTGTGGAAACCTAGTATTTGGAGGAGGTGTAGGTTGTTCTTCTGGTCTTTGTGGAAACACAGTGTTCGGTGTGTCCATAGTATCTTTGTAGAAATCTTCATCTACAATACTAAAATCTTCTGCCTGTGTTTGTCCTGGTTGTAATACTGCTTGATTATTAGCAACATCACTTAGATACCATTTATAAAACTCTTCTTTATCTTTAAATCCTGTAGCAATATAGTCTGTTATAGCGCCAGTTTGTATCTCTGATGCTAACTCCATACCATTACCATATTGCACTTTATTTCCATAAACACTTGCAACATTATTCATATTGTCTAATGCAGGTAAGTAGGCTTTAGCAAATCCTTCTTGGTCTGCTATATCTACAAATGGAGGGTACATCTTAATTCTTGATACATACTGTTCAACAATTTGTTCTTCAGACATCTGTTGATACTCTTCAGGTCCAGGTCCTTCAGGTGCTTGGTCATTTAAGTCAGCACCAGTTCTTATAACAAGTTCTCCACCTGCCATAAAAGCATATTCCTGCTCATCATTAAAGTAGTTACCTTGTGCCATAGTTACCAAATCACTACGCATTTGTTCTACAGTTTTTGCTCTATACCAATCTAAAGGTCCAAATTCATCTTCCATTATTTATCCTCTGCGCCTCCATATGTTAATTGACCCATTGATTGTTCAAATAAGTTTGCTGCATATTTTATTTCTCGTAGGTCTTGACTACCTTCTATCTGTCTGCTTTTTAATATTTTTAATTCATCATTAATTAATTGTTGTGTATTTTTAACTTCTGGTTGTACGCCTTTAGTCTGTGTTAGGAACTCATAGCTAGGTAATACTAATGGTAAAGAACTACCACCTAACATTCTGCTAGGTCCATACTCTCCACTGTAAGCAGACCTTGGGTCTTTAAAGCTAGTGTTTAATATTAAATCTCTATCTGTAACTTGTGCTGCATCATACGCTCTTTGTGTTGCTGCTGCTTTCTCCATTGATTGCGTTACAACATTTGCAAAGTTTACATAATCTGCTTCTGATAAAACTACACCATTTACTCTTGCTGCCTCATCTAATAACGACTTAACTTCTCCTGCAGTTGGTCTAGGCTTTGGTACGCCATAACCTTCTTTTGTAAGCATATTGACAAAGTTTTCTGTTTCTTCGTAATTAGCAATCATATCGTTTAGTGCTGTTTCATATTGTGCTACACCATTTTGTCTATCGATATCCCATGTGCCATTGTCTGTAGCTTTAGTAAATACTATTGCCATAAAGTTAGCTTCTCGTGCTGTCCATTGACCATACTCATCTACAGTAGGAGGTGACATACCTGCAGCTACCATTCGTTTTTGTAATCTAAAAATATCTGCTTCTGATAAATCTAAGAAATCATAATACTCATCACCTTTTAAGAATGGTGCTATTTCTCTTTCTCCTGTTCTAGGATTTATAATATAACCATCTTCTTGTGTGCTAAATCCCCAAGCTAATCCACTCGTACCATATTGTTGTGTATTATTTACAATAGTTTTTGCTGTAGCTAACTCTGCTGCATCTGCTTCTTCTTTAAATTTTTCTTCTGCATCTTCTTTAGATTTTTCTGTTGTTGCAGCAACTGCACCATCATACAGTTTAAATACATCATCTAATGTAAAAACATTAGCTTCTCCTTGGCTGTTAAATGAATTTAATCTTTTACCTATACCTGGATTACCATTCTCTGTTTTTTTAGAATTGTAATTAACTATTTGAACATCTGAACCTGCTTCTTCTTTAATGTTGTATCGAAATGTATCTTCTTCTTTAAAATACTCGTGCATATCTTGCACAAGAGATATCATTTGTTGTTCTAATTCATCTCCAGAAAACTGTAATCCTGTAATACTTCTGTATCTATCTCTAAACTGTCTAGGCATAAATTGATTAAATCTATAATCATTGACTATTTCGTTTAAAGATAAATAATCACTTCTGCTTAATTTAGGGTCAGTAGAAAAATAACCACTTCTAAAGCTGTCAACTGGCATATCAAAAAAGAATATAGGTAAGTTTACATAGTCCTCTACAAGACCATAAAGGGTATTTGCTACATACTTATCTGTAAATTGTTGTTCTTCTGTTACTACTTCTTCTGTTGGTTCATCACCTAAAAGTTCTTCAACTTCTTCAGTAACTACTACATCATCATCTTCTGGCATTATTTACTCTCATTCGCACTGTTTGTCGGACTTAATTCATAAAATAAAACTTCGTTAGCTAGTTGAGGATAGTTAGTATCTTTACCTTCATTTACAATGTCATTCCAAATTGCTGTCATTATTTTCCTAGCATCAATCGTTATTTGTGAAGTACCATTAAGAGTTCTTGCAGATTTGCTACTTCTCTTAGTAACTGTTTTTGTATCTGTTGTACCCTCAATGACCTCATCATAAGTATAGTAAATTTTACCATCTCTGTTCTCAACTTCTAATGACAAATCTTTATAATTAAATGTTCCACCTTGTAGCATTACATCTATTAACTCATCACGCAAATCTAAATATTTCTGTACATATTTATTTTCTGGGCTGTTTTTTGTTAAATCAAAGTTATTCCATCTACGCAACTCTGCCATAAGTTCTAATGTAGTTGGAGTTTGTGGTTTACCTGAAAAAGCAAACATATCAAATCCACCATACTCATCTTGTATTCTTGCTCTTTCAAATCGTAAATCATCTTCTTGTTCTGATTTTGTTTTACCACTACCTCTGATATCTTCTTTAACTTTTTCATATTCAAATATCATTTGTGTTTTTCTCATAAAGTCTGCAAACTGTCCTGTTGTAATATTCTGCGCTCTTGTTTCATAGTAAGCAGGATAAAATAACTCATCTTCTATCTTGTCTGGAAATACATAATAAGCTGTATTAGGCAAGTTGTTTGCTCTTAGTAGTTCTTTATTGTCATCTCTCTGCCAGAATATAAAAGAGTTTTCTTTAATTGGTTGCTTACCAACTCTATAACTTTCTGGTTGTTTTAATGGTATTGGATTAACACCAAATTTTGTAATAAATTCTTGTTGTGTTTGATAGTGGTCATAACCATTTTTTATTAACATCTCCTGATATTTATTAACTAATACCTGAACACCCCACCATTGACCATTCTTATCTTCTACTTCTATTCGTGGTTGTACAGCAGTAGGTAATGCAAACTGTGCTGCTGCTCTAAAACCAAACACTGCTCTAGCTTGTTCTGTTGCTCGTTCTACACCTTTTGTTACGCTATCTGGGTCAGATTGGTCAACAATACCTGCAAGTACATATGCTGTATATAAGTCCATAGCTGTAGAGGCAAATGTTCTCTGTAAGTCTTTATCTACAATGTTTTCTCCTGCTAGTAATAATCTAAACTTTTTAAGCCATGCAGGTTGTGCAGTATCTGTAATCTTTCCAGAACTCTCATACTCTCCTAAAAAGAATTTACGAAATGCTTTACCACTACCAAATTTATCTATAAAAAACTTCATTGGCATTTGTACAAGAGGACCAAATCCTGGTGCAAAACCATTCTGTGCAACTAAGTTAAGACCTGCAGCAAAACCAGGTGCAGTAACTCGTACACCTTCTTCTGTTAAATCTTCTCCAAATACTGTAGTTTGATATGGAGATGTAACAATATCTGGCAACGCATCTCTAACACCTGCCATCTCTGTTATCTTTCCTAGTGCTTTAAATGTTCCTAATGTCAATATATTAAAAGCATCTACATAGTTAAACATAAGTTTTCCTGTTCTAGGGTCTGTAGATAAGAAACCATTTTCATCATCCCATGGTGTTGCTTCTGTACCATTGTCTATAGTTATTCTGGTTCTGTTAAACTTTTGTGGATTATCAAGTATTAAAGTACCCCAAGTTTTAAATACCTCTGCCCATATTTCTGGAAATGGTATGTATTTAGAAAACAAATCAGATGCTATATGTCTTTGTGATGTTGAATAAAATAATGTCTTTACTTCATTCATAGCAGCGTGTTTTAATAATTGTTCTGCTTGTTCTAAACTTGTAACTGTATTTTCTAATTTAGGTTCTTTAGCAATAGCTAACAATTCATCCCAAAGTTTATCTCCTTCAATCCAAGTCTTAGCGCCTTTAAGAAACTCTGCTGTAGTAGCTTCATCCATAAATCTCATAACTTCTTTTGCATTATCATAAAATGCGTATCTAAACAGTGGGTCACGATTTAACCAGTTAGAAGGTTTAGATATTAACAAGTTGTACCCTGCATCTAATAGTGGGTCTAGTTTACCTAACATCTCACTACCACTGTGTGCAATATCTTCCATCATTCCTGCTGCAGATATTTTTTCTCCTGCAATAATTGTGCCATCATCACTAACTCTGTTCTTTAAATCAAATCTTCTAGCAACTGTCTTTGGACCTAAGTTTGCACCATTAACTTGGTCATCAAATAATGCAATAAACTCTTCGTAAAACTTCTGATTGGCAGCACCCTTTTGTCTTAGGTTAGGAAGAGTATTGATATGTTCTTTATATCTTATCCAATCTTTTCCTTCTAAAAATCCACCATTCTTTATAAATTGAAATAGTTTGGTATTAGAAACTTTATGAGATAAATCTACTTGAAACTTAGGATATACTTTTTGTTTGTTTCTCCACCATATTCTATTTGTCATACTTGCATCTAATTCTTTACCTGTAAATGGGTCAAGTATTTTAGCTGTAGGGTTTCCTGTTGCAATACCAATTCTGTATTCAATACTTTCTAAATATTCTTTAAGTGCTTTGTCATCTGTAAGGAATGCTATGTCATCTGGATTATGACTTCTCTCTACAAACTCTTTTAACAATCTCTTGCCAGAAGGTTTTGTTCTTAAATAATCCATCATCTCATCTTTACCTAAATTGAGTAGTCGTACAACTATTGGGTCTGGTGCAAGTATTTCACCTATCTCTGTCCATAGTCCTTCCCAATATTGTGGATTTATATTTCCATTTGGTAATCTTTTATCTACTCTTATGAATAAGTTTTCTACTAAGTCTTTTCTATTACCTAACAATCCTTCTATAACAGCAGTTTCGCCCATAGACATTTGATATGTTTCATCTCCACTAAATAAACTTCCATCAGGCATACCTCTAGCAGCACCTTCTACATCAGATACTTTTAGCGATAAAGCATCAAAGTTATTTTTATACAAAACTTCTAATGCTTCTTTTGCAATAACACTGTCGTAATCAATAGCAGCAGCACCACCTGTTAACAACTCTCCTTCTTTTGCTTGTTTTCTGTAAAGATAAATAAACCCATCTGATGTCATAACATTGTTATATCCTGCTTGTACAGCAGCCTCTCTACCTTTAGGAGAAACATAAATACTTTCCTGAAAACTATTCATACCTAAAAACACAGCATTGTCTATAGCATTTTCTCCTTGAAATCCTACAGCTACATCTAGCATTATGACACCATCATTATCTGTATACACACCAAGCACATGATTTTGCTTAGATAACAACGCTATTGTTTCATCATCAAAAAATAAATTGTCTATTTGATTGTCTATATAATCTGCAATAGAAACATTTTGTTCATTAGCTTTAGCAGTTATTTCATCTATCTTTCCTAATGGAAACTCTTTTTCTTTATAAGTAGATACAAATACTTCTGCATCTGAAGGCGCTCTTTTTTCTAAATCTAAATATTTTGCTGCATCTAAATCAACACTAAAACCACCAGTTTTTTCTATAGCTTCACCCATAGATGAATACAATTTTTCATCATATCCTATAATGTCACCTTTAGCTTGTGCTTTTATTTTCTTGCTAGTGATATTTAACTTGCTTTCTTGTACACCTTCTTTAATAAAACTTTTAAGATTGACATTGTTAATAGCAGCATTAATCATATAATCAGAAACTTGTCCATTGTAATTAGTTCCTAATAGATATGATTTAACTAACTTCTCTATAGCAGGATATTCCATAGTTTGAAACTTCTTTAGTGATTTAACATCAATAAGATTTTTTAATAACTCAACATCATCAGGACCAAACTGTGTAGTAAATACTATTTCTCCTAAGTTGTTATAAAACTGTGCTACTTGGTCCTCTCTAACTCTATCTCCAAACCAACCTAATGATTTATTAGATGTCATAGCTAATCTGCGTAATGGATGTGTAAAAGCATTTATCTTACCACCATATGCTGCTCGTAATGCCTCTTCTGGTGCAATACGCAACATAAGTGCTAAACGAAACATCCAAGCAGGTTTTAATAATTTGTTTTGTAAATCATCAAACAAACTATCAATAGGTCCTTTAGGTTTTAAAGTTAATCTTCCTGCAGTAGAGTTTTGTATAAGTGCTTTTCTTGGTATCTTAAAAGCATCAGCCCAATTCATGTCTGCTATCTGTCTAGGTTTATTAACCCATGCTCGTAAATAACTATCTGTAGGTCCAATAAGAGTTTGATGTGCTTTTGTAGCTTGTATTACATCTCTAGGGTCAATAAGTTGACTTAGGTATGATTTAGAAGCCTGTGACAATAAGTGCATACTAGGTACTGCTTCAAATACAAATCGTTTAACATCTTCTGGTTTTACTTCTATTCCAGTAAGCTCAAAATGTTTTTGTATATCTGGGATTAATTTATCTATTCTTTTTTTTACTTTGACACCATTAAAAGCAATAGAACCACCTGCACTGTTTCCAAAGAAATCTCTTAACTCTTCTATCTGTGCGTGATAGTTTTCTTGTTGTTTAACAAAATCTTCTACATCTACTTTGAGGTTAGGGTTTTGTTCGCCTACAGATTTAGCTATTGCTTTATTTATCCTAAATGTAACCTCATCAAGTTCTGCTTGTGTAGTAGCTTGTAACACTTCTCGTGAAAAAGCACCTCTTGTCTTAGCATCTGCAAACGCTAGTTTTAACATATCATTAGCATTCTTAGAGGCTTGTTCTATGTCATCAATAACCATTGTTGTTTCTGGTCTAAGTTGCATAGCTCGTTTAACATGGCGAGGAAAAAACTTAGTTCTACCTAATTGTGTTCCTGCACCAAGCAATCCCTTAGCAGGGTCATCTTTAGATAAAAACATTCCTGCAAACTTTCTAAGTGGTGCTACATCTGTACTACCACCCATTATCTTAAACATTGTATTAAACAATTCGCCCATAGCTGTAGGTCGTGCAGGAATTGCATTTAAACCAAAGTTAAGATTATTAACAGATAGTTCTCTAACTCTGTCTAATTCTGCTTGTACATTTTTTGGTACATATTCTTTTAAGATGTTAAATACATTATCAAACTGTGTATCTGTTAGATTGCCACCTTTAGCAACAATATCTAATACATCCCATACATGAACTGGGTCATCTACTGCTAACAAGACTTCTTTTACAGAAGCAGGTACTGCATCAAATTCTTTGATGTCATTAAGAAAAGCCATACCTTCATCACCTTGTAATTTAGCTATAGCATTACCAAAGTCTTGACCCCATTTAGTTTGTCGTACATCATCTACAGTTCTTCCATAATATAAAGTACGATTGTATCTACCAGTTTTTCCTGGTACAAAACTTTTAAGGAATGTAGTTGTTGGACTAGCTGACTTTAAAGCCTTTTGATTAGCAGATACTAATGTTCTCATAGCTGTTTTTACACCTGCACCATACATCAACGCTAAGTTCGTTGGGTCACCTGCAAGTCTAAAAACACCATCAAGTATTCCAGATACGACATTGTAGCCAAGTGAACCTGGCTCTGCCATTTGTACAGCAATAACACGACCTGGTGATATATTTACTTTTGTACCTTCTTGTGATGTGTACTTGTATCTATCTTCTCTTTTGTCATACAACTGTGTAATAGGTAAACCATATCTATTTACAGCAGCTTGTGTAGCTTGACTTTCTGTCTTACCTCTTCTTATTTCATCTAAATACACTTGTGTCTGTGTAGGGTCTATTGATTTAGGAATAAATCCTGTACCTAAGTTAAGAGGTTTACCCTGTCTACTTTGTGCTAAAGCTAATCTAAATTCATTCTTTCCATAAGCATCTCTTGCTTGTTTAAACTTCTCCCCTACTCCACCACCATAAACACGATTAAGAAAATTAGCTGTAGTTCTGCCTTCTTCTCCTTCTGCTTGTGGCATAAATGTTTCGCCAAGTCCACCTAAAGTAGCAGCAGCTACAACGCCTGGTACTGACTTACCTGTTTGTTGTGCAGCAACAACAGCAGACTTAAAACCTCTTGATATATTTTGAAATGCAGCATCTAATCCTAAAAAGCTAAGTTGTACACCACGCTTAAATGGATTTACTTGTGTAACAATATTTTCTGTATTTCTTTTTGCTACAACCTCTGCTGCTCTGTTAGCTAGGTCTAACGCTAGTTGGTCCTCTGCAGTAACACCACTTAATGCTACATAAGGCAATATCTCTTTAGGTATTGTTGGATATGACTTAGATAAACTAGCAATATTTTGTGATAAATCAGGACTTGTTTCTTTTACACCTTTGTCATAGGAATATGCTCGTTGATAAGTTTCTTCAGCATTTTGCCTTTGAATGTCTGACAGCGAAAAACGCAAACCATATCTGCGCATTAGAGTAGCCTTTGATTAGCGTTTCTTTCCTCCACAGGTGCTGCGTTCTTTTGTTCTATTAATTCTAAAATTATTGGGTCGTTATATTTACTTAACAATCCAGACAAATACGCATCTAAATCTGTTACTTGTGGAGAACCACCCATTCTTCCTTCTCCAGGACCTTGACTAATACCTGCTGTATTTGGCTCACTAGCAAATCTAGTAGGTTGTCCTAATGATATTGGACTAGCTGTTCGTGTAACTTCTTGTGCAACAGCAGCAGATTGTGCTGTAGGTAAAGAGTAATCTAACTGGTCCTCTTGGTCGTTTATTATTTTAGATTGTCCTGTTGGGTCGCCTTCTTTTCTAGGTATATATAAATCCTGAAATGCAGGGTCTGGTTTTGTATCTGTAGCTTGTTTCAAAGCCTTTGGTTTTCTAACCATAGAACCCTCCATCATTAAAGTAATCATCTAATCCACCTAGAAACTTTTTTAACTCTTCGTTTTCATCTGCATCTTCGATAGTAAAATCGACACGAATAAATACTTTAGGATGAGGTGTAGGCATCCAGTATTGCATTACTGGTGGAGTAAACTCATCTACTTCATCAATATTGTTTAATTCTAAATCCCAATCTTCTGAATTGATAATGTCATAAAATTTGACATTAGTTTCTCTCATTTTATCTGATGGTTCTTTTGACATTATTGTCCTCCCTGTTGTGCCACTTGTGATAACACTTGTGCTAAACCAGGTGGTGGACCAGTAGGAACTCCACCTTGTGGTTGTTGAGAAGCCATTAACATAGCTAGTTCTTCTTCGCTAGGTTCTTCTCCCTCTGCAGTATAGTATTTGTCTAGTATTTCAGACATTCTTTGTGGATTTTTTCTAATTTCAATAGCTGCAACAAGTGCCTTTTGGTCACCCTGTGAGGCTTGTGCCATAAGAGTTTCAAATAAAACTGTTTCTGCTCTTTCTTTATTTACTCTGTTTTGTATCTTAGTTATATTATCTAAACCATCCATATTTTCTTGGAGTGTTTGTTTGTCAATAATACCTTGTTGATACAACTGTAAACCTGTAATAATTTTCTGTGGCTCATCAAATCCTGCCATAACACCATACACTCTTCGAGTTTCGTAAACCTCTGATATGTCTGATGTTGGACTATAAGTTTCTTTGTAAGATGTACCTTTATGAAATCCTGCTAATGGTTTTCTTTTATCTCCAAATACAATCTCATCATACTCTAATCTCTTAGCATCTAATTCCTCTAAGGCATCTCCTAGTACAGTTTGATATTCTCTTACATGGAGTGATGCAGATTGACCTAACTCTTCTAGTCCTCTACCAGTAACAAATGCGTTAGGTGATTGTCCATCATCTGATACAGGATATGCTGCACCAAGTCGCAAGTGTCGCTCTAGTCTATCTACTTGTTGAAATAATTGGTATGGTAGATTATTGACAGGCTTCGACACTTGTGAACCTGGTGTTAAATAGTTGACAGCAAATCTGCCTTTTCTATATTTACCACTCTCGATTTCACCTACGATATTTGTTTCTGTAAATACTGCATCTTCCATAGCAATAGTTCCAAGAATATTAATCTTTGCCATGTTTGCCATAAGACCTGTAATGTGTTGAAACTGTGATTGCATTTGGTCAAAGCTGTATCGTTTAGCAATAACAAAACTTGGTCCTGACTTTAGAGGATTAGGAATAAAATCTATTATCTTTTTATTTTCTGGTAGGAATACATAAGTTCCTTCTTTGTCATAGTATTCAACTAAAACTTTTCCATGTCCAGTTGAATTAGCCCAACTTCCTGCTCTATCTGTACTATCTAACAAAGCAGAGTATGGATTTTGAAATCCATCATTGTTCTCTTCTTGTGCATAGATATACGCTTTAGCTTCTGGATATTGTTCGGCTAACACTCTATGTGGAACTCTACGAATAATTGCTAACTCATTAGGTTGTTGGTCATTACCAAATGTTCCTGGATAGCAAGTAAAAGGGTCTTGTAGTTCTGCATAAGGATATGCAAATCCATCTTTATTTCTTCTATGAGATATTGTCCATACAACAAAACCATAACCAGGTAACCATCTACCTACTTGTGGTAATTGTTTATTTAGTTTTTGATATTTGTCATAACTAACAACTATGCGTTCAAGTTTCTCTGATTTTTTTCTTGCTCTCTCGCTATCTTTCTCATTGATAATATCGACTTTGATATCAGGACTTCTACCTAGTTTTTGTGCAAATCTTTCTAGTGCAGTTAAAAATAAGTTAGGTGCAGGTAACTCGTGATACTCTACATTAATTGTATTACCTAGCAACGCTTTTACTGCTGCTTCGCCACCATTCATAATGTCACGAATACGACTTCTATCAACCATTTGGTCTTGATTTATTACACGAAGGTAATCTATTCTGTCGTAAAGTTTTTCGCTATTTAAAGGCATTTATCTCCAATTATCATAATCTATACTACTAGGATTATACCCTGAAAAGCTAGGATTGTAATCATATCCTAAGTCTGCAAAGCGTTCCTTCTGCATTCTTCTTATAGCTCTCATTGGAAACCAACTAGCCATAACTATGTCTGTTTTTGTACCTACACTCTTGCTTCTATTTTTAGCAGAACTAAAGTACACTAACTGACTTGTATATAAGTTTATCTTCTCTTGCGCCTCAAATCCACCATAAGGTAAATTAATTAATTGGTCTGCAAACATTGGTCGCATAGCTGTAACACCAAACAATGGGTCAAACTTTTGATTTCGTGTTTCGTGTCCTTCTAAGAATACGCCATGCTGACTAGCAAATTGTTTTATTGATACATCTTGTCGTATAGCTTTCTGGAAACCATTCTCTTCAATAACCCAGTGTGAACAGTTGTAATCTTTCCACCACTTCTTAATAATATTTAATGCTTGTGGAATACCACCACCAAGATTATTTTCTATATCAATTAAAAATAACTTACCTGTTTCTACTTGATATCCCCACAATACTGCTGCTTGATATCCTGTAGAGGCAGGGTCAAGTCCTGCAATCAATCTAACATTCAAAGGTATGTCGCCAATAGGTCTGCTTTGGTCACGACATTGTTCTATCTCTTCTCTTTCAAAGAGTGCCATACCATCTGGCATAGCTACATTCAAATAAACCATTTCGTATATTGCTCTACCACCTGTAGTTTCTGCTGCTCTCTTTCTATCCATTAACCACTTGTAAGTTCGTTTACCAGACCACAACATACAATCTACATGTTCATCATCTGCAAACTCTGGTAAGACACAGGAAGTATCGTGTGCTTCTTCTACTAAGGTACTCCAACTATCGTTTTCTAATAAGTGAGAATACAGGTCATCATAATGTTGTCGAGAACCGATTACGATTATTGCTGTATGTTCCTCTTTACGACTTGACAATGTTGTAGTCCACCAGTTTCTAGTGTTTTCTCGTGAAGCAGGTTGCATAGTTGATGAGTGGTCCTCCAAGTCATCTCCGATAATGATGTCACAATCTCTTGATAGGATTTTTCCTCCACGACCGATACCAACCATGGTAGGTGACTTAATACCAGTAACAGTACGAGTGCCGACAGTAAAGCCATTCTGCGACCACGCTTTTCCAGTTCGTGATGTTGGCTTAAAAGTTTTTCCAGGAGGACAGAGTTCTTCAATTAGTTTCTCATTGTTTTCAAGTTGGTCAATTACAGAAGATACTGCGTTTTTAGCAATCTCTTCATTACCACCTACCCACAATATTCTAACATTAGGGTTCTTGATTATTAACCATACTGCAAAATGAATTAACAAGTCTGTCTTGCCATGTCGAGGTGGAGATAGTATCATCTGCTGATTTCCATGTTCGATAGCTTCTAAGATAGACTTAATCCATCTTATGTGAAAGTCTGGTGTTTCGTAAGGTTTACCTTGTTCTGTTTCAAAGTATCTATCTCTAAATATCTTAAAGTCAGCTAAGGACTTTTCTGCTTTAGCAGGTAGTGTCCAGTTTTCTGCTTTTGACTTAGTTTCCATATCTTCTACCCAAGCAGCGTATGCGTAACTAAGTGCAGCTTTTGTACAACCTAATAGTTCGGCTGCATCTTTTTTAGTCATATCTCCTTTAAGGATTAATGGACCTAAATCTTTTTCTACTAACTGTTCGTATACTTTACCTCTACGCTTTTGTACATTAGGTTCTGCTACTGGTTTACCATCATGGTCAATCTCATAGACAGCACCTTTTTGTTTAGCGTAATAAACAGCATTGTGATAATTCTTAGAACAAGTAGAGGAACAAAACTTTTTCTTAGGAGGGCGTAATATATTATGACAACCCTTTGCAAAACATAATTTGGTTTTTGTCATTTCTTATACTTTTTACATTGTTTGTTTAAACAAGTAGTAATTCCCTTGTTACTATCGTACTCTAATGGTATGCCACACATAGGGCATTGTACTTTCAATTACTTTTTCTTTTTAGGTAGTTTCTTTATCTTGCCATTTTGTGTTCTAGCAAATCTATGGGTTTTGGTTTCCATACTAGGAATAAGCGTTCCTGAATATGTTTTTCCACCCCATTTCCAACTTACTTTTCTACCTGCCATAATACTCCTTTACCACATCTTGCAAGACCAATATCTTGCTGATGTTTTATCTGTAGCTGTATCACATTTGTGTCTAGCACGAAAAGACTTTCTGGCTTCTGGGTTATCTTTTCTGATTTCCATATTTGGGTCACCAAACATAACCTTTTTTACTTTATCTCCATCTTTGACATACACTTTAAACTTTTTACGACCAAAGCCTGGTTCACCTTTACTAATGCGTGAAGGTTTATTTAAAGTTACTGTCTTTCCTTGATATAGTGCCATTACATCTTCTTTGTTTTTTTCTTACCACCCTTTTTGGCGTAAGACTTCTTTTTACCATATTTACTTATTGGCATTACATACTCCTGTATAGCTTCTTCTTACTATAACACAAAACCTCACCGAAGTGAGGTTCTGTTCGTACAGTGTGTCCAATACTGTTCTACGAGTTTGTGGGCAGTTGTTTCCTCAATTAAAGGTCCTCGCACCCACTCGCTCTATGAAAGAAAATGAAATTCAATCAACCTTATCCATACATAACAATCCTGTGAACTGTCTTAGATGATTAAGCTATCTTTCTTTTCAAATTCTACCTATATCCCCATACAGGTAACCCAGGACTTTCCTAGGTATATTTAATATATCACAGTTACAGAGTTAGGTGTAAAAAAAATTTTTTTAGAAATACTCATGGGTCTATCAGTTGCCTGGCAGACCCAATCGTATACACAATAGAAAGGGCTTAAACTATCCGAAAGGAGGACATGAATAATCCTTACCATAACTATACCATATACAGATTTTATGCAAGTAAAAATGATGGGATTTCTGTGAAGGGCGTAGGCGAAAGGAGGAAACTCCTACTATACAAAAACCCCATCAATAAATACTACCATTAAAACAATAAGGTGGTATAGTTATACGACAAGCACGATAGATTTCAGACACTTAGAAAAAATCTATCAGATAAAAACATCACTAAGTGGACTTGTCTGACCATGGTAACTAGCGTTAAAGGCTATTACTTCATATATAAAAATAAGTCATAAATAGATTTGTTATCGGTTTGGGAGGGATGACACAGGGTTAGCTGTATCTATATGTTTTTACTTATTTAAGTAACTTACTCTAAGAGTTTAAACAAGCACCTTAGAGGGCTGTTTTACTGTGGGGTTAACAGCATATTCTAAGAGGACACACATATAATATAAGGGCGTAGCCACCTTAAACCCCCCCATACTATATATAGTCCTAACACAAGCGTACACAATATATAGTACAACCACACCACACCACAACATATAGTATCTGTCTAGTTATGGTAGTAATTTGGTAATAATTACCAGTAATTTAAACAAAGACAGTAAGAGGATAGACAAACATTAATAATTCAAAAATGTTTCAACCTTCCAAATTCCAGACACTCAAAAAATACAGCGAGGCTGTTTAAACACACAGGCAAAAAACACCACGCCAGATTTATATCAATGTACTAACCACGCCAGAGAGAGTATGTACCAACCTAGCCAAAGATAGTACAAAAAGTCTTGACCACTTTTCGAGGCAAAATTGACCAAGTTTTTTTAAAAAAAATAAAGTTTTTTTTCTACCTACCTGTAAAAGCCTATAAACACTGGATATTTCCCTAATTATTTTTTATCAAATATGACAACAAAAGTTGGCATAAAACACAGACCTAGTAATGTTATTAGTAACACAATAGAGAAGGACTTAGACTTCTACTTAAAAAAGCCTAAGAAAGTGGTCGAGGCAAGTACAGTTGAAATCGTGTTTCAATTAAATAGTAATACAGCGAGAGTAAGCCCAAAGAGAAAAGCCAGAGTGTAATCTGGAAAAACTCTTCTTCTAGCGAAGATTGGTCGAGAGGCATAAAACAACACCACTAGCGAAAAAATTGACATTATTGATTTAGATTGGATATTTACAGAAACTATGACACTGTACGCATATTTCATTAGCCTTACTATCGGCTAGTTACTGTAACTAGCTAGAAACTTACTAAGGAATTAGCCTAAACCAAATATTAGGTTAGACATTGTGAGTAGATTGGTACACGCTTACAAATAACTTTGTAGGTTTCTAGCTATTTATAGCAGAGATAGAAAGAGGCAAAAAAATGGTATGTGATAATTATGAAAATTGTGGAAACTTTGCAAGTTTCGAAAATTCTATTGAATATGATGAAGGGCAATTTATTAAAACTTTAATTTTTTGTTCTAGTTGTTATTCAACAGAAATCAAAAAGCGTGATTTATTATCCAATAATGGCGTTCAACAATTATCAATTTAATTAGCTAACTACACATTGTTTAAACAGTGTGTAGATAGGTAGTTAAAACTATCAGAAAGTAAGAGGCGTAATGAGAGATATCAAACACACAAAGGAAGAAATCATAGAAGAGCTTAAAAATGGTCTTAGTCTTATAGACCAAGCAGATGACATGGTTTCTTACAGCGAGTGGCAAGATGATGTTGATATACAAGATGAATTTTACGAGCTTATAAGCGAGGTAAGTTCATTCATTGAGCAACTCAAACTAAAATAAAATATCTAACTACTCATTGTTTAAACAAATAGTGAGTAGATAGATACACTTATAATTTTTATGAGTGTATTATTAAATAACACAAAGAATAGAGAGGCAAATAATGGAAACTAAAGAAAAAGTTACTACACAAGAAGAAATCAAATTCTTCGAAGGTACAAGAGAAGAGTGGCTTAACAAAGTTGCAGACTTTATCTATGATGAAATCAAGAAAGAGTTCGTATGCGAGGTTGAGCGTGACAAAATCAAACTATCTGTCGGCTTTATGCCAAAAGGTAATGCGAAAGCTATTGGTATCTGTCACTACGAAAGTCACAGCGAGGGCGATTACAGAGAAATCTTTATATGCCCAACTCGTTCTGGTACTTCTCTAGCCAACAGTATTGAAACAGCGCAGATTGTCGCCCATGAGGTCACTCATGCAATACTTCCAGTAGGTACAGGTCATAATCGTAGATTTTCTAAGATTATTATCGACTACTTAGGCGCAGAGGGTATACCTACAGCGACAGTTAGTGGCGCTAAGTTCACTTTACTTGTACAAGACTTCATCAAAGAGTTAGGCTTACTTCCTCATTATGCTATCAAGCAACAAGAGGGTAAGGGTTCAACTACAGTTGCAGTTCGTTGTACAGGTGCAGAGGCTTGTATCGGTGCTAGTGACAAATCAATCGCGCAGGGTTGGGGTTTAATCAGCAGAGTATCTATGGCTGTGTACAAGAAAGTTGGCAACAACTTTAGGTGCATGGCTTGTGGTAGCGAAACTGTTGTAGAATTACCAATCAACCTACGCAAAGATTATCAATAAATAATCGTAGAGCGCTTGTTTAAACAACGAGCGTTCAACGATATTTATTAGGCAATAATAAATACAAACAGAATAGAGGAGGCAACTAATGAAAGAGCAGTATGTAATACAGGCTAAAGATGTATTTAGTTTATATACAGATGTCAGTATTGTTACAGCGCAAAGCAACGAGGAGGCGTTACTTCAGTGGCGTTCACTCAATGGCAAAACTGGTATCAATGTAGATGTTAGATATATCGAAGAGAGTATTAAAGTTCAGCGCTTAGGTTTACTAAGTGACAACTACTGGAGAGATATCCGACTACTCAACAACTCTGTAACTATGAAACACAATATTGGTGTTACTCAACAAGAAGATTGTGGCAACATCAAAGACAAACACTTCTTAACCTTAGATGAGTTAAGAAGAGGGTTAAGTAGAGCAGAGTTCAGAGATTTTATGGGTATGGACTTATCGCCAGAGGACAAAGCATACTTAAATAAGGAATTAGATTTATCTAATCCACCTTTCTAACTGTAGTTAGCTAGACCTCGTTGTTTAAACAGCGAGGTTTATGGTAATTACAATCAGTGATTATCAGCAAAATATTATGGAGGCATAATGAATACATTAACAATAGAGAAAAAAGATTATAGAAATGTAGTCTGTGATTATTGTAAAAATGATAATGAAGAAACTTATTATCTTTTTACTGTGGAGGCTTATGACATTTACAGAGAATTATATATCTGTGAATTAGATAAGGAAGAGGCTATTGATTATATAAAAATTAATCATGGCGTAAAAGTAATAGGAGGATAAAAAAAATGGCTACAAAAAATGATGAGGGTAAATTAATTATCCCAGAATATGTGTTCGAGGCAATCTCGAATGTCAGAGATAGTGGCATAATCAACATGGCTAGTTTCAGAGAGTTACTGGAATTAGTTCCTAGTGATGTTGCTACATGGCTAAAAGATAACAAAGAAATCTACATGGAAGGTTTCTTCTATGGTTTTGTACCAGACACAAAGGTAAATAAGTAATAGGGAAATCCCCTTATAGTGATTGGGATAGTTGTTGCCTCGACTATCCCCTTCACTGTTTAAACAGGAGGACTAATGAAAGTAAAGTGTGAGATGTGTAACAAAAAAATAAATAGAATTAGTCACAATAATTGTATCGTTACTTTAGATACTGGTACTTATGATGTCAGATACTTTTGTAAAGAGAATTACAATGACATAGAAAACTTTTGTTATATATCTTATTTATACGACAAATAAAGTTACTACTTGTTTAAACAATGAGTAGGTAGCTTGTAACACATAAGAGAGAATAGATGACAACTAAGCATAAGCGTATCTCTTAGTTCGGTAGTAGGAAGTTGGAAACGCTACCAATGAGCAATTAAAAACAACTTGTGTGTTACAAGCTATCTATTAGTAGGACTAGGTTCTCAATGCCCTGTTTATCCTAATACCGAAAGTAGGTAGCTTGTAGCACACAAGCAGTTGCAAATGTGATTAGAGATATTGCGTTCTAATCAGTGTGTTACAAGCTATCTATAACTTAGATATTGTATCGTGAGATACAAGATAGTCGGATAACGAAGTGTAATTAGCTTCGGCTTGTAGTGAGTAAATAGAAACGCAACGACTTCACTACCAAAAGTTAGTAGGTAGCTTGTAGCACATAGGATATAACGCCTAACAGCGTTCATATATGTCAAACCTGTGTGTTACAAGCTATCTATGTGGGTGTACGCATAAGGTTGGAAACTCTAACTTAGAATTAGAGATATGAAATACCATATAAACAATGTAATTCCAGTTTGGTACGCATAAGCCCATGAGATAGTTGTTTAAACAGCCAGTATAAAGTTAATAAATATTGACACATAAAATATCTACACCTTTATACTGGTTGTACAACACAAATAGAAAGAGGTAAATTATGAGCGAAGAGATAACATCAGAGCAAAAAACAGAAATCATTAAGCAATTATGGGAATGCCTTAGCAGAGGTTATACCTACGAAGAGGCACAAATTCATATGAGAGCTTTTAAAGAAGGCAAAACTACAGTAAAGACAGTTGTAGTTGTAGATGAAGATGACATAGCATTTAAAGATTATTTAAAAAGGAGGAATAATGGCTAAGGGAAATTGTTACGAGGCAAACTTTAACGAGTTTACAAGCAGAGTAAATAACAAACCAAAGTACAACAATACAAACAAAGTATTAGTACATGCTATGCGAGAGTGGGCAGGTAAGGGTTCAGAGATGTGGGGTGGACACGCCTTCATATTAGATAAGGACACAAACTGGGTTGATGATTACTCAAACAACAAGCACTTGTCAGTTGCTAAAGATGAGATATTCGAGAAGTGGAATATCCAAACAGAAGGTAAGTTTATGTACTTTGAATATGATTATGTTCAAGCCATAGACAAAGCAATAGAAACTGGACACTATGGTTGTTGGGATATTTTATTCGAGCAGTGGCAAAATGAAAATCATATAGAGTATATGAAAGATTATTTTATGCCTAAGTTTCAGCCAAGATTACACACAATGTACGAAGAGTACGATAAGAAGAAGGGGGTTGTTTAAACAATGACTAAATACAAAGTAATGATTACAGGAAATATCTATGTGACTACAGATAGTGAAGAGAAAGCTATCCAACACGCAGAAGATAGAGTTAATGAATTACACAAGTTATACAACATGAGCATATTCTCAATATCAGAAGTACAGGAGGTTGAGTAATGGCATGGGAAGTAATACAACTAAGTGAATGCAGAAATAAATATCCTAGCAACGCACAAGGTAGTGTTGTTAATGGTAGTTGTACAAATACAGAGATACATGGAACACATCATTTAGATTTTGGTAATGGTTTAGAGCCTATCCAAATGTGTAAAGAGTGTTATGAAGATTGGAATATGGGAGGAGAATAATGGCTAACAGAATAAGACACGATATACCAGTAAGAGAATATGGAATAAGAGTATTTATTAATACACCAAATCCTATTGACTTAACTGTAGAGTGTGATGAAACAGAAATAGGAAACAAAGCTAGAGAATATGCAGATGAAATTATTGCAGATGTTACAGAGCAGATATTAAAACAACTTAAAGAAATATCTGTTGGTAATGGTATTGCAGTTATTGACAAAAGAGATGTTGGTTGGGATATACAATAATGACAGATAGTTTATGTTTCGTATGTCACGAAATACCAAATCAATTTATAATCTACGACCAAGTTTTAGTTTGTTGCGTAGATTGTGCAAATAAGAAAGGACTTGTTTAAACAATGAAACAATTTACAGTAGAAATAGAAAGAGAAATAGCTGTAACTGTTATTGCAGAAGATGTAGAACAGGCAGAAGAATTAGCTATGTCTAAAAATTATTCTGGACACGAAGAACTTTTATTGAACAGAGTTGTAGGCGTTACAGAATTAGAAAGTTACGAGGAGGAATAATGAAATACGAATATATAGTAGAAGAACAATCTGTAGATGTTAGGACTTTTAAAATCGTTAGTGAGAAAGAATTAACCGAAGATGAAATTTATGAGTATTATCCAGTAGCAGAATTTAAAGAAGGTGTTGTTTATACAGCAGACTTTAATCCAAAAGTATCTGTGCAATTTGAAGGAACAGAATATGGAGATGATAGTCAAGTAACAATTACGAGGATAAACGAATAATGGTTAGTAATTGTGACCATACACCTAGTGCAGTTATGGAAATGCCTAACGCATATATCAATGGCGACAGAGATGAAGATGTTGTGTATTGCGAAGTTTGTCATAAGACATTCGAGGTAAGTGATTACTTTGATGAGTATTCGTAAATGAATTATGGGTGGTACTGGGTAATCCTCGTATTACTCTTAACAGGGCTACTAACAAGATTTATAAATAGGAGGTGGAATGATGAAGGAACTAATTTTACTAAGAGCAGAACTTCTAAAGTGGGAAGAAGAACTAATTGGTTTTAAAAGTATAACACTTGGACAATCACATATTATGAATAGTGAAATAAAAGAACTTGAAATTGAATTAGGTGCTGTTAGAACTTTTATTGCAAAAGTGGATAAAGCAATAAAGAACAAGAGAACACAGGCTGTTTAAACAGCTTGTGTTTTCTAAGTAAATACTTGTTTAAATTTAAACATCTATTAACATGGGTAGTATGAAATACTTAGTAAGAAGTCTTTCAATCTTTGATGCAAGTGTGATGACATGGGAATTTAATTCACATGATGAGGCACTTCAAAAAGTCAGAGAATTAAAAGACACAGGTGCTAACTATTTTATAGTATCTATCGAACAGATAGAAACTGTAAGCAGTTAAACAAAACACAATAAATATAAAGGAGAAGAGATGACCGAAGGTCTATTTAGTGAACCAAAAAATCTTAAAAACTGGGCTATCAAACTTGCAAATGCTTGTGGTGGTCAAAAGGTTGAGAAATCTATTTTCCTTACAAAGACAAATCCACAACGCATAAGAGAGTTGTTAGATGAATTTGTTGAGGAACATAACAAACAAACACTTGCAGTAATGCAAGAGCTAGAGGAGGAATAATGGTAAAAGCTAACGCAGATAAAAATGCAAGAGGTTTTCATAACCTACCAATAGGTACAAAGATATCATTTTTATATCCATACAATCCAATTACAAAGCAACATGATGAAGATGATGTTTTGTTTTTAGAAATAGATGACATGGAGAAAGCGCAGTTTAAACAAATAACTTTATACAAAGGTATGAATACCAAATTAATTACTTTTATAAAGATAGGCAGTACGCAACAAAGTGCGTATGAAACCACTGTAGGCGTTAGCAAAGTACAAGAGAGGATAGAAATTGCCGAGTAAAGAAGAAACATGGCATTTAACTTTAACAATAGAAGTTAAACCAAAAAATTTATTAAGAGATAAAGAACATATACCAAGTTTTTGGACAGGCTACATAAGTAATGTGGCAGGTCACAAAGTTATATCATCACAATATAAGGAGGTGAAATAATGTCAGACACTTTGGGTATGCTTAGAGAGGCGCAAAGCCTTTATGAGAGAAGTAAAGCAAACTTAGATGTAACAATCGCAAATAGAAAGAAACTTATAAGTGCTTGTTTAAACAATGGGCATAGCGTTATAGAAATAGCAAAAGTTTTAAACCTTAGTAGACAAAGGGTTTACAAAATAATGGAGAAGGAATAAATATGGATAAAGAAACACATAAGAAACTAATAACAAACTTTCCGAAGAGCGCTGTTAAACAAGCGCCAAAGGGTAAGTTTGGTAACTATGTACCTCATCACTTATATACAAAGAGATTAGTAGATACCATAGCAGGTAAATACAACTTCTCTTTTGATGAGATACGAGATAAAGATAATTCTATTGTAGGCGCTAAGTGTGTACTAGAAATAGAAGGCTTAGGCAGAGTAGAAGAAGTCGGAGATGTTGATGTTCATGCAATTAATAGAGGCATTACAGAGAGCGAGATATTAAAACTTGCTGTCAGTGATGGCATTAAAAGATGTTGCATGAGATTTGGTATCGGCTTAGAACTGTGGACAGGAGATGTTAGCGAAGAAGAACATTACGCAGGAGAGTATAAAGAAGTCGTTACTCAATTAGAAAACTCTTCCCAACAGGTCGTAAAAGAAACTAAAAAAGATGACTATAAAGTCAGAATTAATAACGAACTTGAACACGCAGAGAAGGACAATCTAAAAAGAAACTCATATAAGCTAGAGGCATGGAACTTGTTTAAACAAACAAACGAAACAGATATGTCTAAGTGGTCAGACTTTGAGTTAGATAAGTTCTTAGATACATTCTACGAAGTTCAAGCTAAATATAAAGCAGAAGAGGAGAACATTCCCTCTACAGAATTAGTAGAAGAAGTCTTTGGCGAGGTCAAAGATGTTGGTAGATATTGCCCTCAATGTAATTCAATGGAATGGATAGAGGACAATAGAGAGAAGAAAGCAAGTGATAGTAAGTTTGAGAATATTCCAGACTTTACTTGTAGCAACTATGGTCAATCCAATGGCTGTGGTTGGGGAGGCTATATCGACAGCAAAGGCGATAGAGCAGTACCAACACAATGGCTATAGAGCCAATCAATATTAATCTGGATAAACTCAAAGCAAAACTTAAAGAGCGTTATCCAGATTATGATTTTGATAAACCAGTACAATTAGATAGGAAGTGTAAGTTAGTTCCAGAAGGAAGGTCTTGCCCAAAAAAGCAAGACCGACCTATTGTAATTGACAACAACAAGAACGAAATGTGTGTCTACTTGTTTAAACACCTAGATGAGAAGTCGCAAATTAAGAGCGACAGAAGATGTTATGCAATAGTCACCACCGAAGAAGAGCGTACAAAGTACGAGCAAGGAACATGGTATGAAGGTAATAGATAAGATATATGACTTTGAGAATGGCGACAAATATGTTGTTGAAACAAAGGAATGTTTTCACTGTGGCAAGACAGGAACAGTAGAGATATTTACGCAAGAGATGTTTTGGCTACATCAGGGCAAACATATTCAAGAGGCTGTTCAATCCTTAAATAAAGATTTAAGAGAGCAGATGATTACAGGCACACATCCTCAATGTTGGATAGAGATGTTTGGAGAAGAGGAATAATGTATGGAATTGTACTTAGTTCTTTAATGCTATGTGCAATACCAAACAGCGAAACATTAAATAATATAAGGGCTTATGCCACTTGTTTAAACAATAACAAAAAGATTAATCATGTTATTGAATGGCAAGATGACATAAGCCTTTATTTTGAAGATGAAGATGTTAGAGAGGCACTGTTAATTGTTTATTGTGAGAGTTCTGGTAATCCTAACGCTGTCAATATAAACAAAGACAATTCTCGTGATGTTGGTCTGTTTCAGTTTTGGGATAACACATGGCAGTGGTTGGAAGATAAGTTAGACTTTACAGGCAATCGTAAGACACCAAGCCTCAACATCAAAGTAGCAAGTTGGTTGTACTACAAAAGTGGTTCACACCATTGGAACAGCAGTAGAAACTGTTGGGAGGAAAATATTATTTATGAGCAGTAATAAGAAATTTGATTTGGACTTAGCTAAAGGTATACAAATGGAAGAAAAACTAGCCGAGTTCTTTGAAGGTAAGTTAGTAGAAGTAAAGAGTGAGAGATATATCTGGGAGAAAACAGGTAACCACTTTTTAGAATACGAAAGCTATGGCAAACCAAGTGGCATAGCTGTTACCGAAAGCGAGTATTGGGCATTGATGTTAGTAAAAGAAATTAATGGCGTTGATGTTCCAGTGATGACTTATATTGTACCAGTTGAAACTATGAAAGAGTTAGGTAGAAAATATATTCATACCAAGACAGAAGGTGGAGATGACAATATGAGTAAAGGTGTCTTAGTGCCTATTAAAGAAATAGCACTAGCTTGTTTAAACAATGACAGGGAATGAAGCACCCCTGTCATTAACAAGTAATGTTAATGCGCCAGGATGTGACCACAAGCCTGTTCGTTGTGTAAAGTCTAAACTCTTATCTAAACTAGGACATTGAAACCATTGTCTATCGCCCTGTTGTTTCGCACGAAAATGATGATAGTGCGCAGTTACAAGTATGTGTGCATTACCTGTTGGTAAGAAACCATACATCTGACCTTTCCACCAACTTTCAATCTTCGCCTCTGGATTACCACTACCATTGGTCATATGACCATGTGTGAATGCCATTTCTTTTCCTTTGACCCCAAGCGTTAAGTGATAACCTTCTGGCACAATGACATCAACTTTTTTATATCTCTCTTTATTTGCATTAAAGATTTCTTTCATAATCTCTAAGTGCATAGTGTCTGAATTATCTAGCCTACTTGTTAATACTTGACCTTTAGAACTTCTAGTCATCTCACCATGATTTCCTGGAACGCCTGTCAAAATTATTTTGTCTGCTAATGGCAGGAATGTTTCTACAGTTTTAAATATCATAGCTCTAGCTAGGCTGTATTGTTCCATAAGATTTAAAGAAACATTGTGTGGTTGGCTGTCGTAGAAGAACTTTGTACAGTTTTCTGTGAGGTCACCCATTCCTACTAGATATACTTCATCAATTTTGTAGCCTATCTTCCTGTAGTTTTTTAATAATTGAACTGCATCTTGTAATGCTATGTCGTATCTCTTGATAGTATTCTCAACTCCATAGTCATCCTTGCCCAACTGCCAATCACTCATAAAAAAGAAGAAGGCTGTATCGCCACCGAATAATTTATGCTTAGCTAATGGTGGCTTCTTTGCTGCTTGTTTAAACAACTCTTTATAATACTTATCACGATTAGCAGACTTCCTTCTTACACTTCCTTTAAATGCGTAAAAGGTTTCTACTATACCACCTTTTAATTGTGCGTTCCAAGAAGATACTTTTAATATCCCATCAATCTCGTATAACTTAGGGTCAAATCCCCAACTACGAAGTATCTCATCTGTCTTACTCTCATAGTTTGGGTCTGTTCCAACATGAGTTATTTCACCTGTGCCTGTTGCATGGTCAAAATCAACAGTGGGTTTCCAACCTGCTTTAAAATAGTTATTACTATTCTCTACAGGAATAGATTTCTTCTTAGACATGTACCCTCCTTTTGTATGTCAACATCTATTTTACATTAGATGTGTGACAAATAGGGTATTTACTTAGATACTTTTTTAACTGGTGGAGATATTTTTTTCTTTGCAAAAGACTTCAATACTGACAATACTGCAGCGCCACCAGATAAAGCAGCCACTTCAAGTGTGCTTATATCGACCCCAAGCGCAGGAGTTATGACAAGTGTTGAAGCAAATGTTTCTACAAAAGTCCAAAGACATCTCTCTAAAAGGTCTTTATACTCTTCACTCATTGTATTAGTTTTCCTAACTTTAACTTATTTTCTATGTTCTCTAGTTTAGCAATAATAATATCAAGTTTCTTTTGAAATGATTGTGGGTGTATCATATCTGGTTCTGCTTTATTTGGTGTATCTTTCACCCATTTATTAATATCATCTATTGCTTGTACATCTAATATCCATTGTCGCCAAGCATCACCAGGACAAGCTGTTTGTTTAAACGAAGAGTGTGGTTTTAGTTCTCCACCTACTTGTTCGTGTAACCACTTAACAGATTTAAGAGCTTTATTTGAAGGTTTGTCGGTAGCTTTGCTACCACCAAGCCAACACACAGCAACATAATGCTTGTTATTGTAATTAATTTCTTGCCTACTGTTGCCACCTTGTGCTGCACTTCTGTTTCCAAATCCTCTGCCTTCATAAATCTGTCCTGTATCTCCTACTAAAAAGTTATATGCTACATCATTCCAACCTCTATCTTCTTGATGTAGTCTTTGTATCTTCTTACATTGGTCCATCTCTGCTTGATTACCTACAGCTATAGGATAAGCAGACCAATGTATTACTAAACCTTTGACTTCACCTAGCTTACTAAACTTAGTCTTGTTAGGTTTAGCACCCCAATTATCTCTACTTATTATTTTCACAGTTATCACTTCCACCTTTGCAGTTACACAACTGCACGAATGAACCATCTTCTTTTACATCTACTTTACACATACTTATATTCTAGCCATTTAATTTAAATAGTAATTCAGTAAAGTTACTTTCTAACATATCTAATTCACTATTCATTTCTAATACCATAGCATCACAAGCGTTTTGATGTGATTTAATTTCTTCTATTGAGTTGAATACCCAACCAAATGCACCAAGCATAGCTGATAACACTATAGGTATAATTGTTTTAGTGTCTATTTTTATTTGTGACATTGTTCTCCTACATTAAGGCAGCAACAACAACACCACCTACTGCTACCAATAAGCCTAATACTTTATAAAACTCTGCTTTGTCTAGTTTTGCATCTAGTTTTTTGTCAATTTCATTGAGGCGTTCAATAACCATATTTAATAATTCCTTTTGTGTATAACCATTACCATTAGAACTATTAGACATTATGGTAGGTCATCCTCTGACATATAGATATCATCACTCCAGGTGTATGCTTTATCGTAGTAGTTACGATTTTCCCAATCCCAAGTGCTTAATCTTT